GCCAAAGTAATTGAAGAGCAAAAGCTGATTAAAAATGCCCGCGGCGAAGATATCCAGATTGGATATGAGATCCACATTGAAGGTGTTATCCCCATTAGCTTGGATGATTATTTTGTGTACAAGAACGCTCTGGATTTAGAGGTGCGTTGCGACGTTGCTCATTATGAGGTGCGCAAGTTCATCGGGACGGATGATGTAAAGAAGGTGATCGTTTATAGCTGACAACAAGGTATTTAGCTTCAGCCTCGAGGGAATTGACGCAATGGTCGACCGTTTAAAGAGGATGGAAAACGACTTGGACCGACGCCTGGAAGAAACACTCATTCGTCTAGCCCTTAAAGTCATCGCTGATGCCAAGCGTCTGGCTCCGATCGATGAGGGAGATCTGGAAGCAGCCCTTATTGTGGGTGAGGTCAAAAAGGCAATAGCCGGCATGTACATTGATATCGGGACCAGTCCGGAAGTGGATGGATACGCGGTGGTCCAACATGAAGGATTCCGAAAAAACAAAAACGGTGCAATCGTGGCGATGACGCCTGGAGAGAAAACACGGAGCAAACCTTCGCACGGCGGATACATGCCCGGGAAAAAGTTTCTGGAGAACGCCTTGAAAATGAATGAAGATCTCATTTTGCAGGAACTGAAGAGCGTCTTGGAGGGAGGATAACATGCTCGCAAGCGACCTGATTGCATACCTAACGGATGCCGGCTTCACCGTTTATCCGGATCCCAATTACATTCCGGCCGAACTACCCGAAACGAAGCTACCATGCTTGTTTATTTTCGGTACCGGCGGGTATGCGCCACATGAGTACGTACCGACCGAGAAGCCAACATTTCATGTGATTGTGAAGGGGAAATCGTACAAGGCACTGCCGGCCAACATGGCTGCAACGGAGGTCCTCGCCAAACGGTTGATCAAGCATCTGCATCGGCGGAGCAACTACACTGCCGGGAGCGCGCATGTCTTTTCAAGCACGGCAATCCAATCCAGTCCGATACCACTTGGGCTCGACGATAGGGATCGACCGATGTACTCGACCAATTTTATGTTTTATACGAAGGAGGAGCAATAATCATGAGTGATGTAGATCAAATCTATGCTGGACCAGGCATTTTTAAATGGGGTGTAGATGAAAACGGTGTGCTGGCGACTGATGGTATCATTATTGATTTGACCCAAGGCGGCATTACCTTCACAACAACAACAACCTATTTTGAACCGACGACAGACCAGACAGGCACGGCCCCAGTAAAATCTATTTCTACTGGTACGACCGGTGCTATCAATTTCGAGACTCCGGATATGGATTTCGAAAAGGTCACAAAATATAACCCGAATTCTTTGAAGGTAGTTGACGCAACCGATCCGGACAAGGTGAAATACCAGGTCACGGGATTAGCGGGGAAAGAACTGCCGCGGCGACGCGCGGTGATAGAGCCTCAAGGCATCGTGGATCCAGCGCGCTTCATTTACGTCGAGTCCGTAGGTATTAAGTTCGATATGAACGCCGCTTTCGTGCTGGATAATAACCTGCGTCTAACCGTCTCGGCAATGGCTTACCCGTCCCTTAACGCAATACCAAAAGGATTGCTCTATACCTGGGGCGACATCACGGCAACAGCATAACGATTCATGTACAAGGAGAGGGCTAAGGCCTTCTCCTCTTTTCTTATTTCCTATGAGAGGGATGATCAAGGGATGTTTAACCTGGGTAGTAAAAAGGATTATGTCATGCTCGGCAGTAAGCGGGTAACAGTTCCGAAACTGACCCGAAACAGATTGAAGAAACTGACCGACCACATCGGCTCGATCGGTGATTATCTTATTAAGCTATTCCTGACGCCTGAAAGTGACCGCGCGGTGTTCATAGTGGCAGCCGCTGACGTTTCCATAGATGAGATTTACGAATTGACTTCGCTCCTGAGTGATCTACCAATGGATTATTTGGATGAGCACGTCGGCTTCGGCGAATGTACCGAGTTCCTGCGGCTGACATGGGAGAAGAACGATATGAATGAAGCTTTAAAAAACTTGAACGGCCTGATTCCTCCAGTAGCACAGCAGTTCATTCAAAGCATCGTCAAACGGATGGATCGGGCCGACGTGTAGTCACCTATGATGATTTTGTCTTGCGCTGCTGTGCGGTTCTTGGAAAGACTCAATACGAGATCGAGAACGAATATTATTTCGTGGACCTTCCGAAAATGCTCGTGATGAAAGACGAGGTATGGGCGAAGGAACTGCTAATGCAGATCGACATCGTATCGTTTCCACATATGCTGGACAAGAAGGCACGAGAGAAGATCATGAAGAGGATCACTGACATGCTGCCAAAGCTTCCGGCGGAACCACCAAAGTCGGCAGAAGAGCAATATCAAGCGCAACTAGCGCATATGAGGGGACGGTGAAGGTATGGCAACGGAAATCGGTGAATTGCGAGCAAGAATGACTGCAGACGCACAGGGGCTCAAGGCAGAAATCAAAGCTGTTAAACAGGAGATTTCGGGACTCGGAGATCAAGGGAAAAAGGCTGCGAGTGATCTCAAAAGCATGGACACAGCCCTTGGTCAGATAGGAGCTTCCAAAGATAAAATTAGCCGGCTCACTGCGGAACTGGATAATACCAACGCGAAAATTGATCTGCAGCGGAAAAAGCTCAGCGAGCTAAAACAATCATTTGATAACACGTTTAATGAACAACGGAAGAGCAAGCTGCAGGAGCAAATCTTGAATACTGAGGCTGCACTTTTAAAGCTTACACAATCGTCGGATCAAACAGCTCAAAAAATATGGGAGCTGGAGGATCAAGCGCAAAAAGCCGGAAACGGATTTGATGTCTTGAACAACTCCCTGAAAGAGATCGGCTTGAGCGCGGGCCAGATTGACATGATCAACAAATCGATCCAGAAGGCGAATCCGGAACTACTGGAAGAACAATTACAACAAGTACGGGAACAACTGCGGATGATTGGCTTAGACGCAAAGCATATTGATAAGATTGAGCAGGAGCTCAAGCAAGCGAATGCCGAGGTGCAAAACACCAAAAAGGGAATTGATGGTCTGGCTTCGGGAATTACAGCACTCGGCGCCGGCATGGCAACCAGGCAGCTCATTCAAACCTTTACTACGCTCGCAAAAGAAGCGCAAACTCTTGCCTCCTCATATCAAGGTCTAACCCAGGTCTCCAAATCTCTGCAAGTGGACACCGAAAAGACAATAGGCCTTGCTGAAGAGCTCTCGGATCGTTGGGGCCTTAGCCGCACAGCCATGGCAGACACCGTAAAGACCTATCTTACCGCCGGCTTAACCTTAGAACAGACCAAAGAGATTATGACAGCAACGGCGGATGCCGCAGTTTACAACCGGGAAGCGCACCTGACTTGGGATGAAGCCATCAAACAGGTGGCCCAAGGTGTTAAAATGGGGAACTCTGAGCTGACAGACGCGGCCGGCATCACGACAAACCTATCCGTTATGTACGATCGCTATGCGAAGACGATCGGCACGACTGCGGCCAAGCTGACCGAAGCCCAGAAGCTGCAGGCCGCTTATAACGGTATCATGGCAGAGTCCGCAATGTTTGCAGGGAATGCTGATTCTGCCATGACAGGGTATACCGGTACCCAAGCGACATTTAACCAGACCGTAGAAATGGCTCGGGTGGAACTTGGAGAAGCCTTCTTGCCTGTCATGGGCGAGATCATGCAGCGCATCACGCCGATGATTAAGGACTTTGTCCAGTGGGCAGAAACGAACAAAGAAGTTGTTGCTGGCCTGGCCGCCGGGAGCATTGCGGTGCTGGGATTGATCACGGTGTTAGGCACTCTGACGGTTGCCATCGGGGCCGTTACGGCGGCGCTTCGGGCCATGAGTATCGCTATGGGTCCCATTGGCTGGGTGGTGACCGTCTTGTCAGTGGCTGCCGCTGGAGTGGGTGCATATAAACTCGCTGCGGACGCCGCATCCGAATCCGTGTTGAAATTTGCGGCCAATCAGGAGCAACTAAATCAAAAGCTTTCGGAGTCACCTGCCAACCGGACGGCTGAGGATGTCAAAAAGCTTCAGGGCGACATTGAGACGTTGAATGAAATCCTTGAAAAGCGCAAAGAGCTTGAAGATACGCTGGAAGGGATGCGCAGCAAGCACGGGTCCTACATTGAACACGGTACCGGCTTCGCGCCGTTAGAAGTCAGAAAAACGGTCGAGGAGTTCGAAAAATTAAATAAGCAGCTTAAAGATATGGATTTCAGTAATGCTGAAGAAGCTGCTGCTGCTCTTAAAAATATGAAGGCAGAGGTTGAACAATCGACGCCTGCATTGATTGATATGGCCAAAGCTGAAATGCAAGATGTCGCAGCGAAGAATAGTAAGGTCATTGAAATGGAGAAAACGCTGAAACGTTATAAGGAACTTTCAGCAGTTCAAAAGCTGGATGAAGCCCAGAAGCAAGAACTTGTTACAGCGACCAATACACTAACCAAGCAATATCCCGGATTGCAAGCGCATATGGACAAGGAAGGCCGGATCCGGATTGAAAATATTGGTTACATCGAAGATCAGATTGGTGTTGAGAAAAGCATGATCACTGCTTCGGTAGAGTCGGCTAAGGCTCAGATTACCAATCTTAAGGAAACAACAAAGGCACAAAAGGCAGCTGTGGAAGCTCAGATCAAAAACTACCAAGCCCTTGCCAAGGTGATGGGTGCGATTTCTGGTAAGGCGCTGGACATCGGCATGACTGAAGGTAAGGGGTCGTTGGCACGGG